TACCTTTTAATTAGAACGGGTCTATAATGGTTGTACCGCCGCAGCACAGGAGTACAACATGGTTCGTTCTAAAGAGTGTTTTAAGTGCAAGACCATTAAGCCATTAGAAGAGTTTTATAAACATCCAAAGATGGGTGATGGTCACCTTAACAAATGCAAGGAGTGCAACAAAAATGATGTCACAGCCAACAGGAATAAGAATATTGAAAAGATACGGGCCTACGACAGGGCGCGTGGAAAAATCTCAGAGCGCATCAAGGCGAACACAGAAGTCACCCGTGCGTGGAGAGCCGAAGATAAGAGAAGGCAGTTGGGGCATGTCGCCGTTGCTAGAGCCATCCGTAATGGCAGTTTATTGCGACTACCCTGCGTCAGGTGTGGAGAAGCAAAGTCCGTCGCTCACCACGACGACTACGACAAACCGCTTGATGTGATGTGGCTTTGCCAACCCTGCCATAAGCAGCGTCACAAAGAGTTGAAAGAGATGTTCTGATGTTTACGGGGGGAAAGCGGATGCTGTGCAGACGAACGCGTAATGAGGAAACTCAGGCACAGACGCAGCGAGTACCCCCACTATTTTGGGGTGCTGTTAAATTTCGGGTTAGCGCCGAAACGCTCAACTCTCCAAGGGTTGTTTCATAAACACTGCTTCATGTGAATTAACAGTACCCCTACCTTATGGCAAAAGAATCACCCACCAGTAGGACGCTAGAAGTCCTGCGAGAGCAGGGCTACACGGTAGCTATCGTAGAGAAGTGGAACCCCCATGCCCGCATACGGCAGGACTTGTTTGGGTTCATAGACATCTTGGCTATCAAGCGGGATGAGACTCTGGCGGTGCAGGCCACAGCGTCTGGGGTGAGTGAGCGTATCAAGAAGATTATGAACAGTGAACTATTACCGAAAGTGAGGGAAGCAGGATGGAAGATACAGGTGTGGGGCTGGCGCAAGTCAGCCAAGACCAAGAAGTACGTTCTACGGATAGAGGACATCTCGTAGAACTTATCAACATGTCTCTACAGCAGTTGTGGGATATGGCTTATCGTGCCGGTTATGAAGACGGCATGTCTTTTATTTCAAAGGGGTAATCATGGCATCAGGTGGATTTGCAGGTAAGGACAAGGAAACCAAGCTATCAAAGCTGGTAGCAAAGAAGAAGCGGTCAGACACTATTGTGGTGACTAACAAGGTGCAGAAGCCAGTGGTTCATCCGCACTTGTTTGTGGCAACACCTATGTACGGCGGCATGTGTACAGGCTATTTCACCAACAGCCTGGTGAGCATGACCAACGTGATGAAGAACATGGGCTGGAACATGTCGTTCTCTTCTATGTTCAACGAGTCTCTCATCCAGCGTGGACGCAACGCACTTGTCCACCAGTTTATGAAGACAAAGTGTACGCACCTGTTGTTCATTGACGCTGACATTAAGTTTGATGCCAACGACATCCCGCTGATGGTGCAAGCTGACAAGGACATCATCTGCGGTATCTACCCTAAGAAAGAGATTAACTGGCACGGGGTAGAGAAGGCCGTGAAAGAGGGCGTAGCCACTAACGAGTTGTCCAAGCGTACAGGCGCTCTTGTCGTCAATCTGGTGGGCTATACAGGGGCTGTAACCGTGCCTATCGACAAGCCTGTGGAGATTTGGGCAGGTGGTACAGGGTTCATGCTTATCAAGCGCAAGGTGTTTGAGAAGCTGAAGAACAAGGTATCGTCCTACAACAATGACGTAGCCGTGCTGTCGCAGGAGATTAAGCCAGCAGAGCGTATTGTTGAATACTTTGCTTGCAGTATCGAACCAGGCACAGAGCGTCTGCTGTCAGAGGATTACCACTTCTGCCGTGTTGCACGGGAAAACAAAATCAAGATTCACGCTGCACCGTGGGTCAAATTGGGGCATTTTGGAACCTACTTGTTTGAGGGTGGCTTGACGCCAGCACCATAATGAAGTTCAGCCAAGATTGGTTTAGCAACAACATTCCCAACTTTGAGGCATGTGCCAAGCTGTTGCCCGACAACAGTGCATTCTTGGAGATTGGGAGTTTTGAAGGCAGGTCTACAACGTGGATGTTGCAGAACATGTTGGCCTACGATGGCACGATGGTGTGCGTAGACACTTTCAAGGGCGGTGAAGAACATGCTGGCCTTGACTTGTCAGAGTTACGCAAGACGTTTGATGACAACGTAGAGGAGGCCAGAGAGGAGAACCAGGCTCTTGAAGTGATTGCCAAGACATCTTGGGAGGCTTTGAGCGAACTGGTGTATTTGGATTTCACGTTTGATTTCATATATGTAGATGGCAACCACCAAACGCCAGAGGTGTTGCTGGATGCGTGTCTTGCATTCAAATTGTTGGAGCCAAAGGGCGTGATGCTGTTTGACGATTACGCTGGCGGTGCTGGTGTAGGCGCAGCGGTAGACGCCTTCCTCAAGGCTTACAAGGGTCAGCTAAAGGTAGTCTTCAAAAACTACCAGTTGGCTATCCAAAAGGTTTAACGGCAACCCCAACGTTTCCTAGCGGCTTTCCCCCGTTCACCTGTCCAACTCTTAGACCTGGCACAGAAGGACTTGTGACGGGGGCCAGACTTCTGAGGAGCCTTGAGATTACTTCCGGTAGAACGGTTGTACTTGGCTCTGCCTTTTGCGGTTAAACCGCCGCCCTTGCTCACAGACAGCTTTTCACCCCTGCCAACGGAAAGATTGGGGCCTTTCTTTCTAGCCATAAGCGCGTGTCCCTTCCTTGTCAATGATTAGGACTTGACCACGAGGTGCGCCACCTGGTTCATTGGGAACAGAGATGTGCGTCCAGCGGTCAAACTCACGGATAAGTTGGTCATAGGGTAAACCCGCAGCCATGATTGCTTGCACCACTTCATCAGGGGTCATACCAGGCACACGGATGTCAGCAGCGCAGCCAACACGGTGCTGAGAAGTGTCTTTGCTGCCTACTGCGTCATTAACTTGCTTGCAGCGGAAAGCAGAGTTGACCATGACGGGCTTACCATCGAGGGCAGACTTGACCTGTTCCAGAAGTTCAGCCACCCGCTTGAGATTGTTTTTTTCAGAATCATTGGGGGTGTTGTCGAACTCACGGTGTTCAGTGATGGTAAGTTCTTCTAGGGAAAAGTGTGGTGTTAGCAGGGTCATGTTGATGGCGTAGATTGGTGGAGAAGCTGGTCTTTGTTCTGGCTGCTGGCGCTGGAGCCAAAGTAGAAGGCAATGATGCCTGTCCAAGCTGTGCCGAGTGAGCCAAGCATGATGTCAATCTGAGGGGCATGTTGAATCTGACCGTACATCAGGCCAAACAAGATGCCAAAGAATCCGAGAGTCACACCGACAGCCAACAGCGGAGGAATGAAAGAACGGGTTACGGCCTGCATATCACGGGCAGACTTGCGGTCTTCTACCGAGAGTTTGGCAAAGTCCAAGTTCATCTCTTGAGCTTGCTTCTTGAGTTCCAACTCTGCCTGTTGGATAGCGGCTACTTGTGTGGCATCCAGCTTACCGCTGCTGATGACGTTCTGTACTTCTTCTGGGGTGCAGCCAATAGCCTTGCTGACAGCAGATACCGCCATACCAGCGAGAGGGCCACCCAATGCGGTGGCAATAGTGGGTGCAAGTTGTGTCAGCCAGTCCATGTCATTTCCTCATAAAGTCAATGTATTCCATCGTTCCCCAAGCCAGCAGAGTGATAAGCAAAGCACCGGCAGCTATCGCAAGAACCATCTCGATAGTTTCTTCAATTTCTTTCTTCTTCTTGGCCTTGGCTTTTTCCATAGCAATCTCTTCTGACTTTCGTTGCTGAACAATCTTGTTGCGCTCAAGAACAATGGCTTGCCAAACGTCTGCTTGCCCACTCCAGATGAGCATCTGCTTTAGTTCATCCTCGGCGTCCTGCAACTGCTTGGCATGAAGAACTGTCTCAAAAGCCTGTGCCGTATCTGACTTGCCAAAACCTTTCTTGGGTTCTGCTGCGGCCTTGGCTACAACGTCCTTGGCCTCAAAAAACTTCATCAAATCACCGCTGATGCCTTGCAAGTCCTTGCCCATCTTGATGGCGGCCTGGACTCCTTTTATGGCGGCTTGCGCCGTAGCAAAAGCGGTAATCGGGTCAATCATGCCTATAGGCCTTCACCTGGCGTAAAGTAGCACTCAGAAGTGCCTTCACCAATAAACGCAATGTACACATTAGCAGAACTGAATTGAGCAGGAATGGTGAACACTTTGTATGTACCAGGCACAGACACTAGGGCGTACTGCGGAGCGCCGTTAGCTGGCGCAGTACAGGTGACGCTAGAGTTAGAACTGACATTGAAGTACACCGGCTGACCGCCAGAGCCAGTAGGCTGGTGATTAGCCACCAACAACTGATTACAAGGGCTGTCAGCAGTAATTACAATGGTCTGAGAAGACGTAGTGACGTTGGCCTTATACGTCTTTCCTTGGGCTTGGAAAGCGATATTGTTAGCCATCAGTACACCTTCTTGCCGCCGCCAGCGGTAGGGCTGTGCTTGGTGTCGTAGGTGGGTGTGCCGGAGAAGTCAAACACAGAGCGATAGCCACCCTTAGGAAGCTGCCCTGGCTCCCAGCGAGTCATCCCTGGGCTGCCGTCACGGGGCAACTGAGGACGTACAGACTTGGCTATCTGTTGGTTGTGGTCATGGTCACGTTGATGGTCTCTGCTTTTCATTACTCTTCTCCTTTGCGGTTACTAAAAGATACGCGAAAACTACATAGATGGCTAGTGCCGAGACACGCTCCCATCCCAGACCCCACATTGTCCAGCATCCAAGGCCAAACGAAGTTAAGAGTGCGAGCATAGTCAGAAGTCTGTCTGATATGACGCCTAAGGCTATGCGTACGACTGTGGTTGCATCCATGATAAATACCCTCTACTGGTTGAGAAGTAATCATGTTATCACTTCTCGTCATCATCGTCTAACCCGAAACCACTGCCCCACTCTGAATCTGAGTCTTTCAGTTTCAACTGCTCCAGCTTCAATGCGCGGTCAATCACCCGCATTTTGTCCGTGATGGTGGCGGTGGGGTCAGAGGTGACAGATGCCATCAAGCTGTTGATAGCTTTCTCCAACTCAGGGTTGATGCCTTTTGCTTTCTTGCTCATGGTTCACTAATCTTTCTTTGAATGCTTCTGGCGGCTGGACTGTCGGTAGCCAATCCAAGTGCAAAACGCTTAGACCTGTTTAACAAAGATGCCAACTCTCCAGACGGTTGCTCTGCACCTTCATACATGCCACGCAACTTCAACTGCCTACCACCCAAACCAAGTTCGTACAAAGGATGGTTTGCCTGGTTGTACTTTGTCAAGTTGCCAAGTTTTTCAAGACTGACGTTGCCTTGCAAAATTCCGTTGCGTCTTTCAAGTTCCAACAAAGTCGAATTGGCAGCGTACTTTCGGTTTGTGTCCAAAAACTTAGCAGCAGTTTCTGGGTTGCTTCTAGCAATTGCTTCATCAATTTCTTGCAACAATTGGCTTGCACGGTACTTGTCTTGACCTTCCAATCTGTGAGTCAGGTCAGATAAGTTGCTACGCAATGTCTGCAATTCTTTGCCTTTGATGTCTCCCACCATTCCAGCAACGGCAGGTTGTTCTGCAACAGCTTGCTGAGTAAGATTTCCTTTCCAGTTTGTCCGGTAAAACTGTTCAACTTCTTTTGACAGACCAACGTGACCAGTAACTTTTTCGTAAACGTCCTTCCACATCTTTGCTACGTTTGCAAAGAATTTTTCAACAGTTGTTGTTGGCGCTTTACTGGTTGTAATCCAGCGAGAAGTTTGTTCTGCAAACCACTCCGAGAAGTTCTTTAAGTATTCTTGTTCGTAAGAGCGACCTGGTATAGAGGTTCTAATTTCTTCTGGGTACTTGCTGGCAGTTAAAGGACGGTACTGCTCAACGGTCTTTGTGCCAAGTGGGATTGACTTGCGGTGTTCTTGAAACGCCTTGTAGATGTCAGCTTGTACATTGGAAGGCGCATGACGCAACAATTGAAATTCGCCTTGATGACCAAACTCATGCAAAGCAGTTGCCAATGCACCGTTTTTATCAAGTCCATCTCTAATGATGATGTGACCATCAGAGCTTGCCATACCGTAAGTAGAACCACTGCGGTCTGTTCCAAACCAAACTTTTGGTTTAACAGCAAGGTTGAGATTTGTGGCTAACTCATCAATGGTTTTTTGAATTCCAGCAGCGTGTTCTGGCGCAGCTTTGTCTGTTGCAGCCTTCAAATTTGACCACTGTTTTTTTGTTGAAGCTGCCATTGGTGGAGGCTCAGACAACGGGACAATTGGCTTTTTCCGATACGGTTCAATCTTTTGGTTGAGGCGCTGTATCTCTTCCCAACGCCTGTTGATGTTGTCAGCAGTTTTGGAAATCACGTTGACTTTTGCCGGGTCAACAGCAGCCTCAAACTCAGCAGCTTTCTGTGCTGCGTTCGCTAGTTTTTCATCAATCTGAAAGTCTTTACTAAAAATTTCGTTATAGACTTTGCCAAGTTCTTTTTGCGTTTTTTCTAAATGCTCTTTGGTGACTTTACCGAATCCAGCTTTTGAGCCAGTTTCTGCTGTGGTCAGTTCATTGGCTAACGCTTGGTTGTTTCGCATTTGAGATGTTGAGTAGCCAGGTGAACCAAGCGGTTTTTTCTCACGCAATTGACCAGGCTCAAATTTGAACCCTTTGCTCTCAAACTTTCTTGCAAGTTCTTCAACAGATGGAGTTGTCTTTCCAACCAGCATTTCAGCGCCGCTTGACAGTGCAGTTTTCAATCCTCGTCCAAGCGCAGGAATGCCTCGTCCAATTGCAGGAATGACAGAGGGAAGAACTTGCGCTCCAACTGGTGCAAATTCACCAGCCATCTGAGCAGCTTTCAATTCTTTTGATTCTGGTTCTTTGAAGCCTAGCTTTGAAAACCCTTCTCGTATGTTTTCTGGCGTTGGAAAGATTGTTTCGTAACCTTTGAATTGACCTTTTGACTCAGGTGTAATCATGGACTCCAAAGCACCTGGCGCACCAAGAACTCCAGAAACCAAGCCTCTGATACCCGCAAGAGAACCTGCTGCCTCTGCCTCTGGCTGTGGAGCAGTGGTAAACATGGATGGCAAGCGTGGCTTTGCTTTTGGCTCTTTAGGAACCAAATCAGAATAGTCACCTCCCCCAGAACTTTTCTTGGGGACTAAATCTTCATAGCCGTCCATTTACAACTCCTGACCAGTGTTTTTCTTGAAACGCTCTTTTACAGCACTTTCTGGAGCGCCAGCGGCAATTGCTGCTTTGGCGTTTTTTCTTTCTGTTTCAATGTTAGATGCTGCTACTGGTGCCGGTGCTGGTGCTGGTGCAGCCTCTCCACCAAACGGTGTGTACTCAGAACGACTAGACATTTTCTTAACGTCTTTGGAGTCAAACCCATTGTCATGCAGCGTGTCGTACAAGTCTCTACGGCGGCTGTCCAGCAACTGGTTGTATGTCTCTGGCTTGTAATTAGTGGGGTCAAGAACAGGGCCAGCTTGCTTCATCATCTGCACAGTCAAACGATTGCCACCAGCCGCAGCACGTTCGATAGCGTAGCTTGTCAACAGGGCTTTTTTCAAGAACAAAGTTGTTTTGTCTGTTCCCGTCAATTGGTTGTTAACTACAGATTCAAAATCTGAACTACCAAGAGAAGCTATCTTTTCAAAGAAAGAAGCTGCTTTTGCTGCCAAGCCCGTTCTTACTTCTGGGTCACGCAAATCTGTTTGCAATTCTTCAATAGCGCGGATACCTTGCGCTGCTGATTGCACATCTCTTGCGGTTTTAGCATCTGGCAACATTTTTCCTGTCTGCTGATAGATGTTGTACTGTGGCCCAGCAGTGCCAATTTTTGCAATACGCTTGTCCTCTGGTGATTCTGCCGCAGGGCGAGATGCACGGGTCTCTTGTATCAATTGTTGGTGGTAGCGCTCTTGTGATGCTTTGTCCAGAGACTTCCTGACTTCTTTTGCCCTTTCGTAAGCGGCAACAAGACCGTTCTTCTCCGCATACGTCTTCATAAAGTCAGCGCCAGCTTCTGCAAAAGCAGAAGCAGCACGTTCATCAGCAGCGCGTTTGTCGCGGGTGAACTCTTCCAAGGAGTGACGCAACTCATTCTCTAGGAACGTAGCCTTTTGTTGCAAAGCCTTGAAGTTCTTGTCAAACTTGACTTGCTCTTCTTTGAACACGTCAGCACGGCCTTTCTGGTGGCCTTCCAACATGCCGTTCATAGCGTGCATGGCTTGCATGGCGTTCTGCTTGCCGCCAGCACCGATAGCAAAGCCGATGACGTTAATCAAGGAGAACAAACCAGCTTGTTCTTGCAGGTTTTCTTTTGTTGGAGCAAAGTGTTCATCCATCAGAGCCTTGTCTACTTCACCTTTTTGTTGGCGAATAGGAGCCTCTCGCTCTGCCTGACGTTGCGTAAGTTCTTCTGTTGATTTGACTTTGGCTTGTGCTTGTTCAGCGGTGCGCTTTGCCTCTGACTCTGCCCTCTTAGTTTCTAACTCTTGGACTTTCTGACCAGCGCCCAACTCTTCCTGCACAGCGGTATCCCGCTTAGAAGTGAGTTCTTGGATAGGGTCGGTGACACCCGTTAGTTTTTGAAGAGTAGCGGTAGCCATTATGCTGCTCCTGTTGGTGCTGCCGGTGTTGCAGCTTGCGGTGCAGTGCCGTACAACGTCCTAGCAATGTTGCTGAAATAGTTGCTGGTCAAGTTGTTGACGTACTGGTCAGCCTGGATGCCAGTCTTGATAGCGCCCGTCATAATGTTGTCGGCAATGCCAGACAGTTTCAAACCGTAGTCGTACTGCTGTTGCAGCAACTGCTGACGGAATGCTTCTACCTGAGCCATAGACTGCTGTGCGCCAACACCACCACGTTTCTCTGCGCCTTGCGCTGCTTGTGCTTGCACCGCCTGCAACTGCTGTTGACCAACAGGTGTAAGTTCACCGCGCTGTGCTTTTGCAATGATGTCGCTGCCTTGCTGACGATAAGGTGCAGCCATAGAGGACAACTCTTCTTTGCTTTGCTGTCCAGCTTGTCTTGCTTGGTTTGCTTGGTAGCCGCCAATAAGTGCTTGCAGACCGCCAATGCCCAGCTTTTTCAAAGACTCTTCACCAAGGCCGGTGGTGCTTTTCAGCTTGCCAAGCAGGTCAAGGTCAGGCTGTGTTTGCTTGTTATAAGCAGCAGATACGCTGCTAGGAACTTCTCCTACTGAGGGCAATTGACCGGATGTGCCTCCAAAAGCTGGTGCAGTGTCAACCTTGGTTGATGTGGCAGTAATAGGGCCAGCGTAGCCTTCTCCAACAGGAGTAGCACCGGAAAGAACTTCTGGAGAATTAGCTGCGGAAGCTGGTGGCCCCATTTCTTGAGAAAAATTAGCGGCAGATACGGGTGGCCCCATCTCAGTTTCACCAGTGGTTGCAGGTAAATCATAATCATCAAAAGACGGAATTCCGGTGTCAGCATGTGGCTCACCAGAGCCTCCACGGGCTTTCAGCAGGTCTGCTTCCTCTTGGTTGATGTAGGCAAGCATGTGTCCTGGCGGGGCTTTCTTTTGCAAGAGCCGAGCAATCTGGCGTACGTCACCGCCAACACTGGTAAGTTTTCTGACTGCTGATACCATGATTAGATTCCTAGCGCGTCTTTAAGACGCAGTGATTCTTCATTCCACACATTCTTACGCTTCTTGCCCGTTGATGGGTCTTCTATCTCACCAGCACCACGAGATGCTGTTGCTCCTGTAGACACCCCCAAAGCCTGACTCAGCACAGCGTTGGATGCAGGTGCTTTTGGAGCCGCACCCCCAAGGATAAACAAGTTTGGCTTGTAAGGCTTGTCTTTTGGCGTTTCTTCTGTTGTAGTTTCTTCTTTTGCAACAGTATCATCTTTTGGCGTTACCTCATCTTTTGCAGTATCTGTTTTTACAGTAGTGTCAATAATGTTGGTATCGGTAGCGTCAACTGGTTTCTTTGCAGTAACGGTAACAGGCGGTAATTCTGCCACTGGTGTTGCCGTGCTGTCAGTAGGCGTAGTCTTAATGATGGCATCAATAATGTCAGTGTCGGTGATGTCAGTTTCTTTTGGAGCCGTAACAGTGACAGGCGGAAGTTCTGTTACTGGAGGCGTAATTGGTTGTTCCGGTGAAACAGGTGTTGTTGTGTCAACAGGTTGAGTTTTTCCAATGACATCAATAATGTCAGTGTCAGTGATGTCAGTAGGTTTTTTAGCAGTGACAGTAACAGGAGGTAGTTCTGCTACTGGCGTAGGTTCTGTTATTGGTTCTGTCGTTGGAACAGGCTCTGCTGTTGGAGCAGGTGTTGCACCAGGTGCTGTAGTTACAGTAGTTGATTCCGAAGGTTTTGTAATGTCACCTGTAGGCGTGATGATGTTGGTGCTGGTGACATCAACTGGCTTTTCAGCCGTTACAGTGACAGGAGGCAACTCTGTAACAGGTGTTGGCTCTTCTGGCGCTGGTTCTACCGGAGTAGGCTGCTCAACAGGCGGGTTCAACAAATCTAAGATAGGTTGGTCGGGATTTGGTGCAGGTGCAGGCTCAGGTGTCGGCTCCGGCGTTGGTGTTAGCTCTGGCACAGGCGCAGGGACAGGCTCTGGTTGCGGTGCAACAACTGGCTCGGGAGCAGGTGTTGGAGCAGCAGGCTGCTCCGCAGGAGGACTAATTAAGTCAAGTATTGGCTGGTCAGGATTAGGAGCGGGAGCCGGTTCTGGCGCAGGAGCGGGTGCTGGCGCTGGTGCTGGAGCAGGAGCAGGCTCAGGTGATGGTACTGTTTCTGGTGTTTTTATCAAGTCCAGAATAGGCTTATCAGGGTTTGGTTGTTCTGGCGTGACAGGCTGTTCCGGTGTAACAACAGTTGGTGGAGCAATTGGCTGTTCTGGAACAACTGGCGTAACAGGCGTTTCTGGCGTGACAGGAGCAGGTTCTGTTGTAGTAGTGCTTGTGTCTCCAGTTGGAGAAATTGCCTTGTCAATAGCACCAGACACCGTGCCTTTTAACTGACCACCCAACTCACCAGCAGCACCGGAAATAGCACCAGTTGTACCGCCAGTGACAGCACCGGCAATGGTAGAGCCTAGAACCCGTCCAGTAGTGTTGGTAATGTCTTCACTTGCAGTGTTGTAGACAGACGATGCTCCAGAACCTGCTAACGCACCAACCATGTTTTTGGCAATGTCGGCCTCTGTTCCACCGGCAGCAATGGTCTTGGCAGCAGAGCCAGCAGCGGACACGATAGCGTCTGTCACTGCGGGATGACCAATCAACGAGTTAACTTCTTTAGCGGCTGCTACAGAGCCTGTGCTGACAGCAGCACTGACAACAGCGTTAGTCAATGCCTTATCAATAGGAACACCTTCTGCAACACTAGCGGTAGTGCTTGCAATGGCAGAACCCAATATGTTTGCAGCAGTTGTCGAGGTAACTACTCCTGCGTCCAACAACGCACCGGCAATAGCTTCACCAATTCCAGGTAAAGCAAAAGATAACGCTATTGCAAACGGATTTATTCCAGTGTTTTCTTTGCTAGGGTCATGGTAAACAGGTAAACCCGTTTCAGCATCAATACCCGTATAAGTTGTTCCAGGAGGAGCAGCAGCTCGAAACGCCGCATCTTGTGCTGGAGTTGAAGTAAATCCTGTTTGTTGTTTTGGAGAATAACTAAGTACAGGGGCCGAATAATTTGCATACGGCATTCCGGTATCTGGGTCAATACTTGGGTCATATCCTGAATCGCGGGCCATATCAAACTCCTAAAGCCGCAGCTATTTGTTGGTGAACGGTCAGGTGTACACCCAGCCAATCGTAAAAGTCATCTTCAACATTCCAGTCAACGTCTAGCAACTGAAACGGATTGTCAATCACAAGGATGGAAGACAGGCTCTCATGCTCTTGGTTGTGCACAAACAACCAGTCATCAAGGTTCTCTGTTGTCGCATCTATGATGGGGTACTTAGGGTAAGTGATGCCCGTGTCAGTGATGATTTGGTGGAACAGACGATGCTGCACACCGTTTTCCCACAGCATCTCTGCCAAGCCTTCCTTGTCGCCAAACTTGACGTAACTCAATGCGTCCATGTTAATAGGCCGTCCCTACCTTTCTTTCTTGAAGAACTCGTCACGAATGAGGACGTAAGTTTTCAGCAAGGTGAAGATGATGGTTGCCCACACCATCACGTCAGATGAGGAAACGTGGCTGACAATAGTTCCTGCCCAGATGATGAGCAAATCCAAGGGAGAGGTGGAGTGGTGGTTGTCGTTCATCTTAAACGGCGTAATAAGGCACTTTTACCACTGTGCCGTTAAGGTCAACACTGAAGAATCCAGCAGGTACTAACAACAGGCTGGACGTTGCAAACGTGGCATTGGCGTTGGTAGTGCTGGTCAGGTTGGTAGTCTGCACGTTGATGTTGCCACCTGTGATGCTCACAGCATTAGAGTTCTGCGTAGCCATGCTGCCAAGGCCTGTGACGTTGGCGTTGGGTACGTTGGCAAGAGAGATGGTGACGTTAGAGGAAAGGTTGCCACCGCCCGTTAAAAGGCCACCAGCCAGCACGTTGATGGTGTTTGGTACTGCGCTAGGTACGTTGGCAATAGGGACGTTGGTGAGGCTGATAGTGACGTTGCTGGTTAGCGCACCACCACCGGAGAGCAGTCCTCCAGACAAGACGTTCACCGTGTTTGGCACAGCACCTGGCACATTGGCTACAGGCACACTTGTCAGACCAACTGTGACGTTGGCATTGAGCCTACCGCCTCCGGTAAGCAGTCCACTAGCTAAGACGTAGTTGGTGTTGGCAGTAGCGCCTACATCGTTAGCGCCGAGGACAACAACACCCGTCTGACCGTTGACAGACTGCACTGCATCCGTGTTGTCAATCTTTTGCCAGATAGTTCCGTTGAATACGGCAAAGTCTCCCACTTGCCAATCGGTGATGCCGTTGAGGTTGGTTGTACCAGCTACAGAAACGTAGTAGTAGTCACCCTTACTTCCAACACTAGAGGTAAGCGTAGGCGTGTTTGAACTAGCGTCCCATGTCCCTTTGTAGACAAGAGCGCCAATCTGATTCGCAAAACTGCTTACCGTCTTTAACATTACGAGCCGTCTCCAGGCGTGATGTACACGACAGCCGTGCTGGTAGAAGTAACCCCTGTGAAGTAAGCATTAGGAGTGAAGGTCAGGATTTCATCCGTACCAGCAAGAATGGGAATAGCGTTACCCGTACTTGTGACGGCTACTGCTCCATTGCTTGCCTGTGCAGACGTAGTTCCAAACCCCAGAAACACCAACACGTTACCGGAGTTGATGACACGGTACTGGTTGCCACCCAAAGTGTTGGAGATGGCCTGTACCGGCGTAGGCGCACTGGTAGTAGCGGTAAAAGTTACCGTGTTACCAGAGGGAGAGAAGGGTGCGCTAACGCTCATTGAATCGTGTCCTGTGGTGCAGGGGCTGGCGCTGTCTGTGCTTGGTTCAAAGCCTCTAGCTGGGGAGTCACTTGGCTTCTCAGCTTCTCAATCAGGCCAGCAACTTCCATGTAAGCACCTTGTCCCAGGTGTTTCAAGATGATGTTGATTTCGTCAATGCTGTGGTTAAGGTTAATCATTAGGCGCTCCAAGGCAAGGGTGGTTGAACAACAGGGGGGTTAATCAGGTTAGCAATTTGCAGGTTAACAGCAGCTTCGGTGGCAGCCTTGTCCACTCCACCCGCCCAAATCCAGCCAAGCACTTGGTCTTGCGTCAATTGAGCGTAGGGGGTGTAGGGTGTACCAGCCGAGTAGGTAACACCGCAGGTGCTGTACACGCTGGCGTTGTGGGTGTCTTGCACACCGGAACAAGTCCAGTGAATGGTAAAGACGACATCGGTTTGACCCTCTGCTTGAGGGTAGGCGTCCATCGCATTTACAGACCAAGTGATTGTTGCTGACATGATATTTCCTTTGGGTTAGATGCCTGCGGCTGCAAGGCGTTTACGGAGGGATTGGATTTCGGCAACAAGGTCAGCAATAGTTTCGGCGCTACCGGCTTGCATCGCTTGGTATTCTGGATTGCCATCAGCGTCCACAGCATCTTTGGCTCCTGTAACGCTGTGTGGGTACACCTCTTGGAACTTGTGCGCCAAGAACCCGCGCGTGCGTGTGCCATCGGCTTTCCATTCGTACTCAATGGGCTCAAGCGCGTCAATGCGCTCACCGGAGCCTGTTACAGCGCCAACCACATTTTTCAAGCGATAGTCGGACGTGGTGTTGTATATAACTGCGCTTGTAGTTCCTACCCTTGAAACACTCCCAATTGTTACTGAAGATTGTCTAAAAAATAAAAAAAGCGTATTGTTGCTGTTGCTTGTTTCATTAAGCGCAAGACCGTTATTGGCTGACGTAAAAGTCATTGCAATTTTTGATGAGTTTTCTGCACTCGTTGTCCCCACCAGCAAATTACCACTGGAGTCTATACGCATCCGTTCGGTGCCACCAGTTGAAAAGTTAATGGCGGGTGAAGTAGACAGCGCGTAATCAGTATCAAATCCAACTACGTTGCTTGAATCGTTTGTTTTGATGTATAGCGCAGGCTGATTGCTGCCGCTTGTATTTCGGAAATAAGCAAGCCCACCGTCAGCAGCTTTTTGCACTTGCAGCTTATAAGCAGGCGAACTTGTACCAATACCAAGCCCTGTGCTGGTAAGGCGCATTTGTTCTGCGTTGTTTACAGAAAAAGTAAAAGGGATATTGGTTTGTGAACCAATTTGTAAAGATAAACTATTTACCCCAAAAAAACCCTGTCCCGTATTGGCGCTATTTGCGACATATACCGCTCCACCAGACGAGCCAGAAACTGTCAAGTTTGTATAACCGCCGCCAAAAGATAATGGGTTATTGCCTAAAGTTAAATTCGTCCCATCAAACGTCAGCGCACTACCAGTCGTGACCACCTTAGAGCCATTGAGGTATGCAACGCCGTTAGCAGTGCCGCCAGATAGGGTTAAGCTACCAGAGACAGTAGCGTTGGTGATGTTGTCAGTGCCGATGTTGGCAGTAGTGACATTGGCTGTTGTTACGTTTGCACTGGTAGCAACAAGGTTGGTCACGTTGTCGTTCACAATCACAGCGGTTGTGATGTTTGCTGTAGTCACGTTGGCGGTAGTGACAGTCACGTTTGTCAGCGTTACGTTACCGCTGGCAATGGTGACGTTAGCCAACGTCATGTTGTTGAGCGTAGTGGCAGTGTTGCCTAGCTGGATGGCAGTGTTGCCCAGCGTAATTGCAGTGTTGAAGTTGCTGTCAAGCTGCGACAACGGGATAGAAGATGTTGCCGTACCAAAGGTATAGGGGACTGCCATATTAGAACCTCACTCGTAATTCGTGTTCAAACTCAAACGTGTTGTAGACAAACCCAGCGTTGTTACTGGTGATTGTCAAACCTAAATACTTGCCGTACTGCTGCGCGTCACTCTTGTACAGCGCATATCCGTTAGAAGTCAGCCATCCAACAATGGTGTTGCTATTGTTTTTCCAGGGTATTGCTGCCAACGAATTGTTATACCAAATCACAGAGTTGTCCAGTGTGTACACGGGGCTGGAACCGGCCTCACTGTCTACCGTGACGTTCAAAACTGCTGCGTTTGTCAGCGTGGCTTCAATGCCAAATTTCAGTGCTTGTTTTGTGCGTATGGAGTCACCCATAGGCATCAGAGCAGTGCGGATGGTGCTGGACACATTGCCGGTGTTGCTGCCGTACAGACGGTACAAGTCTGTGCCGGTAGTGCCGTACAGGTTGACGAGGCCTGACAGCGGGACAGATGTGATGTACGTCAGGCTTCCCTGGCTGGTGACAAACCACTTCTTCTCAAAGAACACGCACTGAATCTGTCGGGGTGAAGACAGAGGGTCGTTGTAAGTGAAAGAAAAGGCAGCGCACAGAATGTTGTTCAGCAGCACCTGTCCACCAGACACCGGCTTGGTGAAGTCGATGTAGGGGAAGATGCCGTCTAGCTGGTCTGAAATCTTGCTGGTGGTAGAACCGACAAGCGCGTACATACCGTAGTCGTTCATAAACAACACAGACCGGAAGTACGGGAAGATGGAGTAGATGCGCTTAGTGCCTACGCTGGCGCTGACGTTTGTGTTGGTGAACAGGGTTGCGCCGGAGGTCGTCACACGCAAGTCTGAGAACACGTTGATGCTGTCATCACCAAACACATACAAGAAGTTGTTGGCAGACAGCAATCCTTGGATGTTGCCGTGCAGCGTAGAGTCTGTCAGGGTGAAAGAACCCGCAGAGACAGACGTAAAGTCGCTGTAGCTTCCCGCAGCAGAGTAGTACACCGTACGTCCAGCCGCCACCCATGTCCGTCCAGAGAAGGTAGCAACGTCCACAATAGGGTCGGTGTTCACAATGCCGCTGGCGGTTGCGCCTGACCCCGCAGGAGAACTGCTGTCAGAGAATACAACCGTCACGTTGGAACTGGCGGTGTAACCAGCCCCTGCGTTGGACATGATGACCTGGGTAATCTGACCGCCGTTGACAATGGCGTTGCCTGTGGCTCTGGTTGTCCAGCCTGTACCGTCACCAATAGTCACCGTGACGTTGGAAGAGTTGGTGTAGCCCGTGCCAAACGTGTTCATCACCACCGACACAGTGCCGGTTTCGAACGTAATCAGGGAAGCCACCGCAGTAGCGTTCACAGTGGCATTGCCGCCAGCAACAGTGACGGTTGGAGGAGATGTGTATCCCTGACCTGCGTTTGTCAGCGTGATGCTGGTGATGACATTGCTACCAGCTACGTTGCTGATGGTGGCTACAGCCGTTGCCTGTACGTTGCCTGTTAACTCTTGCGGGGCAGACAGAGTGACGCTGGGGGTAGTGACATAGCCATTACCCGCATTTCTGATGCCTATGAGGCCTACAGAACCAATGCTGGACAGGTTTGCACCATCCCAGGTAAACAAACCATTGTTGGTGTCGCCAATGATGACGTTCTGGTTTTTGTATTGGGCAGCAGAGATGCCGGAAGCAGAGAATGTTCCCGCTGTGGCTACGTTTCCAATGTTTCCTGTGCCGCTGGCATCCAGCTTGACGTATTGGGCGCTACCATTGCTCTCAAACGCAAGAACGTAGTCGTTGATGTTGATGTTGGCAGAGGTCAGGTAGCTGACATTGTTGGCAAACGCTATGGCGTTGTTGCTGATGTCTTTGACGCTGCTCTGTACCGGCGTAATCTTGATGTTGCCGTGACCAATCGGCATGGCGTTCTCAATCCATGCAAATTCATCTTCTTTGATTGCCGTCCTGTTAGCCTTGGTGTTTAGGCTAGTGAAGTTTTTAACGACAGCATAGGACTTTTTTTGTTCTGCCGCTGCCATGATTAGTACGCTGAAGAGTAGGGGTCGGGAATACGCCGTGTAAACACAGAGTTCAGCACCGCATTGACATGCTTGCCGTACTCTTGCTTGTAAATCTCAGCCTCACCGTAGCTTTGTTCTTTGTACTTGGCTTTGTAGGCCGCATAGAAGGCAACTGGCGTGGTGTAAGGCGCAACAATAGAGTCAGGCACACTTGGGTCTGACGTGAGCAGCGCCGTGGGCATGATGACCGTATCCAGTTCGATGTAATACGACTGGTCTGGCACTGGAGAGATGTAAATCTGCCCCTGACCGTAGACGCTGTAGCAAATTGGCCTACCAACGTAGTTTTGCCAGTAGCGCAACTGGGCATTGAAGTTTGACCAAGGCAGGTAGCGCAGCGGAATGCGGCTGTTGCCCCAATACAGGTTGACGTTAACGATGTCTAGCGTGTACTGAGCGTTAGGCATTGCCGCATAGGTAATGATTTCCGCATTGCTAGAGTATTGCAGCGTTGCCGTACCGTCCGTGAACGGGGTGGACGGGGGAAACGTACTACCAG